GCCGGCGGCAGCGACGTGCAGGCGGTCGGGATCGCCGAGGAGCCGGTAGGATTGCAGACGACGGCACCAGGCGGCACCGCCTGCAGGGCATTGAGAGGGGTGGTGCCCGGACGGATGATGGATCCGTTCATGGTCTGCTGAGCTGCGGCACTCGCGCACAGCAGCAGCCCCGCCAGGCCAACGGCGATCTTGCGGTACATGGGGGAAGTCCCTCAGATGTAGGCGACGGAAACCGTCTGGAAGGTTGCGTACGCCGGCAGCGTGAGATTGCTGCCGGACAGGGAATATGAGCTCTTGGGCTGCAGGCGCCCGTCGCCGAAGACCATCAGCATCCGGCCGAGCGGCTTCGGTGAAAGCGCAAAGACGGGGCCGGTGTTGGCGGCGAATTCCAGGTACTGCGGCTGGTCCGAGGCGACATAAACGACCGATACCGTCTGGAACGTGGCATAGGTGCCCAGGGTGAGCACGGTACCGTTCAGCGCCCAGCTGCTCCGCGGCTGCAGGGCGTCATCGCCGAAGACGAGCATCCAGCCGCCCACCGGAATACCGGAGAGCTTGAAATTGGGGCCAGAACCGGCATTGAACGTATCGACCGCCATGTCGTGCGAGGAGGCCTGCGAGGCCGGTACGAACCAGGCGGTGACATCCTGGAAGGCCTGCCAGTTCGGCAGGGTGAGCACCCCGCCAGGGCCGAGCGAATAGCTTTCCGGCGCCTGCAGGCCGCCGTCGCCGAAGACCAGCGCGATGGAACGCGGTAACGGCGCCAGGCTGAAGCTGGGCCCGGTGGGCTGGAACGACTGGCGCAGCACCGTGAGGCCCGGCGCGCTGGCAATGGCGAACACCACCAGCTGCCAGTGCGCGGGATCGTTCGCTGGATCCAGCGTCGCATCGTCCACCTCAGCGATGCAGGCATAGATGTTGCCGCCGCCGCTGCGCGCCAGGTTGCCCTGCAGGTAGCTGGCACCCGCCACGAAGTCCGGCACCTGGTCGGTGCTGTAACCCTGGAACGTGTCCAGATGCACGCGCTTGAAATTCGCGTTGAGAGCATCGGCAACGCCGTCGGTCATCTTCCTCAGGAAAGTGAAGAGGCCCATCGTTCAGGCTCCGCGCGGCGGTTGGCTGTTTCCCATGGGAAACGGATCAGGCGGGAGGGACCGGCATGACGAACTTCGCCGGATCCACGGTGGTGAGGGCGAACAGCGCGGCGCGGTACTGCGACCAGGCCTGGCGCTGCTCGCCCGTGAGCGGCGCCTCGGGAAACGCGGTCCACAGGCAATGGGCCAGGGCGGCATCGCGACGGCGCAGGATTTGCGCCCGGGTCAGCGGCGGACGCGGGGGCGGCTCGACGTCGACGAGCTCGCCGTCGACCAGGGCCTTGGTGTGCGGCTGGGAGCACAGCGCCTGCCACTGCTCGTCCGAGATCTCGACCGCGCCGGCGGGGATCAGCGTGTGCGGATTCGGCACCCGCCGCAGTTGCGGCTCGGCGTCTGACTCGTCGGCCGCTTCGAGCTGTGTAAGCTCGCGCGGTCCATGCACATCGTCATGGTAGAAGGCGAGCGGCCGGCCTTCAGGGTTCAGCATTGCGTAGCGTTTCATGTCAGAACCCCACCGTCAGGTAGCCATAGCCGTCGGACTGGTCGCTGGGCTGGCCATCCCACTGGACCATGATTGCCCCGGCGCTCAGGGTGGTGCCGGCCTGGTCCCACTGCGCCCACACGTCGTCGCTGGTACTGGAGGTGTTGTTCAGCACGAGCGGCACCAGGACCAGGCACTGGTTCGGAAACGCGATGGGGAATGGAAATGTGTAGTGGCCTTCCGATGCGGAGGTGACCACGTAACCCCATTGCATGATCAGATTCTTCTTAATGCCCCCGATCGACAGCGGGATGACCGCGTAGCCAGGCACGGTGAGGCTTCCCGTGAAGCCCAGGTTGGCGAGGGCCGCAGGCAACGATGCGAGGTCGGAGAGGTTGTTGGCCTTGAGCAGCGCGTTGCTATTGCCGAGGACGCCGATGGCATCGCGCAGCTGCGTCAGCACCGCCTTGTTCGGCGTGATCCCGGCCGCGACGATGACGTTGCGGATCTCCTCGATCAGCGCGTGCAGCAGCCAGGCGCGGAAGGTTGTCGGCGCCTGCGTGCCCGGCACGCCGTCGGTGGGATAGCCCGGCGTGCCGGGCGCGGGAATCGTCGGCGGCGTGGCGATGCAGGAAGCGTCGTCGTATCTGTCCATTTCAGGTCGTGCCGAAGAAAAGCGGGGTATGGGCCTGGTTGACCGAGTTCATCTCGCACTCGAGCACCGCATCGAGCGCCGGGCAGACCACCTCCCAGGTGGACATCCATTCCTGGCCACCCAGCGGCTCGCCCATGTGGCTGCGGCCGCAGCGGAACGGCGCGAAGTAGCGGATGGTGATGCTGTAGCCGAGGTTGGCGGCGAAGTTGATGTAGCCGAGGCGGGTGTTGCTGCCCACGCCGACGAAGCGCGCCAGGACCTGCGCCTGCTGCTGGTCCAGCGTGGGGCTGGTGCCGGCGCAGAGATCCGGCAGGCCGAGCGAGTCCTGCCATTCCGGCAGCAGCTGCACCGGCGCGCGCGGGAAGGCGTCGGCCAGCAGCGCATTGGCCGCGATCACGGTGCGCTCAGGGCTCTTGGCCAGGGCGGCGAGCACCTTGGTCTGCGTCGCATCCGGATCGCGCGGCCAGGCACGGCCGCGCGGCATCAGCGCCTGAAATGCGCCAAGGAAGTCGTCGGCGGAGTAAACCGGGGCGGCCATCAGACGTAGCTGACCGTGCCGAGCACGGGCAGATGCCCCTGGGGCGGCGTGATATTGCCAGGCGCGCCGCCGTTGATCTGCGTGATGACGAAGCCGGTGGTCAGCGGCACCGCGGCGATCGCGGATTCGATGTCGCCCAGGTTAACCGTGCCCCGGTTCGGCGAGCCTTCGCGCAGGAAGGTGTCGGTGATCGCCTGGGCGATGGCGGCGCGAGTGCCGCCGCTCGAGCCGGCCAGGCCGCTGATGGTGAAGTTGTAGACGGACGCGATGGGCGCCACCACGTAGACCAGGGCGGTGTTGGTTTGAACGGTGTAGATGTGGTTGGCCACCGCCAGCTGGTCGCCGGTCGCCGCAGTGTCGCGCGGGTCGGACAGCGAGACGCCGTCGCTGCCCTGGGGGAATCCGCCATGCGCGGCCTCGGTCACGTCCAGCATGATGTAAACGACGACCGTGCCGCCGCCCATGCCATTCGGCCAGCACCAGGCGCGCGTGACGCCGTTCACCTGCTTTGCCCACGTTACGTAGTCGCCCGTTTTGCCGATCAGCGGATCGGTCTGGTAGGCCTCCAGCATGCGGGTCTTCAGGGACTCGTCCAACTCCAGGTCGGCGCCGCCGGTGAAGGCGGAGGATCCGGTGCTTGAGCTGGCGATCGTCGCGATCGCGGTGCCGAGGGTCCAGACTGTGTTCGCCTCGCAGTTACCGAACGCGCCGGTCCGGCCGGAGGGGTCCGCATTGACCACCGCCGTGACGGTGACGCTGCCGCCGCTGACCGAGGCGCCGACGGTGACCGTGGCCTCGATGCCGTCGCCGCGGCTGATCGGCGTGCCGATCGGGATGGGGACGCCGTCCAAGGTGCCGGCGAAGGTCACGGTGCCGGTCGCCGAGGTCGCACTCTCGCGGAACACGTCCTTGAGCCCGGCCCAGGCCTCCAGGAACTCGTCGGTGGAGGTGTACGGCACTGCCTGCTTCGCGATCCAGTCCAGGTATCCCTGGTCCAGGTTCTCCATCGCCGCCTGCACCGCGCCCATGATCTGCAGGTTCGAGAAACGCAGCAGGGGATCCGAGCCTTGCAGCGCGGAGGCGATGTCCTGCGCCACCTGGGCGCGGAGCTGCGTCAGGGTGGGGCGGGAACGAGGCATAGGTCAGTTCAGTTGCTTCCAGCTCCACTGGAACTTCATGGGAACCACGGTGCCGTCGGTGCGGTTGATCGTGATCTCGACGCCCAGCATCTCGCGAGCGGGGAAGAACGCGTTCACGTCGATCGACGCGGCTACGCCATCGTCGATCAGCCATTGCAGCGCCTCGGCGCAGCAGTCGTTGGCCCTGGCCAGCACTTCCTGCGTCTGCACCGAGCGGTCCAGCAGCCACAGCCGCGAGCCGATGGGGTGCTGCGGATCCGTGTCGCCCCACCAGCCGCGCGGATTGCTGCTGCCGTCCGGGATCACGTCGTCCGGGGCGGCAGTGCGATCGGTGAACAGGCTGATGATCACGGCCGTGTCCAGGTCGTTGCCGTCCTGCAGCTTGCGGCCGACCAGCACCCAGTCGCCGCGGCCGTTCTGAACATCCCAGATGGTGGCGGTGTCGGTCATTCGAGCGCGTCCGGCACGTTGGAGAGGATGGTCGACAGCCCGGTCTGGACGTTGGCCACCTGGTGGTGGTGCCCGTTGTAGATCACGCGCATTTGCGCCATGCTGCGTGTGTTCGGCGTGAGGCCGCCGACGTTGTCGATGATGTCGCCGGTGACCTCGAGCAGCGGCGTCTCGAAGCGCGCCTTGACCGAGGCCTGCACCAGCAGCTGCTGCGCGCCGTTGATGTTCACCACCGGCGCATTGTTGACGTTGATCGGGTTGCCGCCGCCGTTGACCACGATGCCGGTCCGGCTCAGGTACACCGACTGGCCGTTGCCGTCGTAAACCATCACCTCGCCGGGCTGCAGGTTCTTCGGCCGCAACGCCTGGTTGTTGGTGCCGATGACCACGCCGTCGGTCCGGTCGCCGTCGATGAAGAGGGCAATGCCATCGGTGCCGGCGGGCGGATTGCTCGCCAGGCCGAATTCGGCGATGCGGCGCAGGGTCTCGGTCTCAAACGGCCCGAACACCACCTGCACGCGCTGCGTATTGCCGCTGTCGTCTACCAACTGGATGCGGCCGCGCCCCACCAGGTAGCGCACCAGGAAGCGGATGCGGTCAACCAGGCTCATGGTCAGAGCCCGGCCTTGCCGAGGGCCTGCTCCACGTCGCGCGCCAGTGGCTGGTAGGCGATCGGCTCCGGGATGAAGGCCTGCTGCGGCATCAGCAGCAGCTCGGCGGTGGTGCCGGTCTGCGCGTTGCGGCTGTAGGTCACCTCGTTGATCAGCCAGTCGTTATAGTTCACGCCGCCCACCACCGGCGTCTTGCCGCCAATGCGCAGGCTGGGCAGGTACAGCGGCACCAGCTTGTTCGGCTGCCACAGCTCACCGGCGCTGTCGCGCCAGCTGTCGCAGGTCAGTGTCAGTGCGTTGGAGCGGCCGATCTGCCGCGCATAGTCCCACACCGCGCGACGGATGCAGATGTCCAGCCCGCTGACCGAGGACTCGGCCACGATCGCCTTGGCGCGATGACGCGGCACCGCCTTGTCCTCGATATCCGCCAGCTCGTTCCAGCCCATGCCGACGTCATCCAGCATGTCCATGGCCTGGATGAAGGCCCTATAGTTGCTGTAGCGGCCATTCATGCTGTAGCGCGCCGTGGCGCGCTGCACGTTGACGCCTTCCTTGAAGCCGCTGGCGTGGTAGGTGGTGCCCACCCCATCCAGCACCAGGTTGCCGTCCGCGTTCTCGTAGAGCAGCAGGCCGCGATAGCGGCACATGCGCTCCAGGATGTCGTAGGGCGCCTCCAGCACGTTGAGGTTGGTCTGCGGAATCACCGCGCCGATATCGGCCTGCGGGCCTGCGATCGCATCAATGTTGTATTTTTTGGCCAGCTTTTGCGCGATCTGCAGCACCGTGTTGTTGCTGATCTGGCCGCCGGGCCATTCGGCGGAGCAGTCCACCAGGTCCTGGCACTTGCCGCGACCGCTGATCAGGATGACGTGGCCAGCCGGATCGATGGTCGGCTCGAACACGTCGATATAGCCGGTGACCACCACGTCGTTGCCCAGCTTGACCTGGCAGGCGTCGCCGGGCTGTACGACGACCGCCTGCATCTCGGGCGGGAACAGCTCGGTCATGTGGATTTCGAAATCGCTGGGGAAGCGCTCGATGCCGCGCGTGACGCGGATATCGGTCCAGCCCCGCAGCTGAACCTGGCTGCCCTTTACGAGTAAAGTAAGCTCGTCCGCCATGACCCGGAGCACTCCGTGAAGCCTATGAAAATTGGGTTGATGCTGCTTCTGCTATGGCCACTACTCGCTGACGCGGCGCCGCTTTGGCGCACGACACATGAGGGGACCATCGCCTGTTTTGTGGAGGACTCGCCCCATGCCGCGGAGGTAAAGTTGCATGAAGCACGCAAATCGGGCGCAGCCATGCCGCCTGGGTGCGGCCACCTAAAGAAAGGCTTCCAGTTTTCCCGCTATAACGAAGCCTGCTATCAGGCGCCCTGCGAACCCGGCGTCAACGATATAGACGCCTACGGCGCCGTCCTCAGAACCGATGGGGATCGGGACTTCTTCTACGTTTCGGAAGCTGATACCGAACCAGTGCTCGACGCTGATGGCCAGCCAGTTTCTGATCCGTGCGATGCCGCCGGAGCCGGCGGCGAGTTCGACCGCCTGGAAGCCGCGCCAGACGGCCGGCTCTACCTCAAGCGCTACCTCTTCACGACGCGGTGCAAGGACGGGCGCGTGCAGCAGCACGTCAAGCGGTTGAACTGAGCCCGCGCGTTCCCGCTGGGGCGGGCAACGCGCGGGCCCAGGGCCTTCAGCGCATCAGCTCCTCGGCGTTGCGCAGGTTACGCGCCATGTCCACCAGGTTTCGCGCCCCATACAGCGCGGCCGAGGTCACAACGTCCTGGCCCTCGATGTGCAGCAGCACCAGGTCAATCATGGCCGAGGCGTTCTGCAACAGCATGCCGGCGTCCGCGGACAGGGCGGCCGCCGGCGTGTCGGGCGGGATGACGTAGGTCCCGGACATGGAGAAGAAGACCTGGGTCGGTTCAGGCCCGGGTTGCTGCTCTTGCGCTTGTTTGGCCATGGATGGCCCTCCTACTGGACTTTTGAACCCAATCCCCTTTTGAGAGGGATGCCGGGCGCTCAAAACCGCCAGTAGACGGCGGGCGTATTCCCCCGAAGGGTCTTGTATTAGCCTCACGCCCGGCAAAAGCATTGTGACCTTACGGCCACAAAAAATCCGCATGTCTATCGGGTGCGGACTCCGCTACTGGTGTAAAGGTGTTTTGAGCACCTGAGGCCGGAATCTACGCCGAGCTGTTCACTCCGTCAATACTGCTGTACATCTTGCCGCGAGACGCCGGCGCAGTTCGGCATCGTCCCGCAGCAGCCGGCGGTGGAATTCGCGCCGCCGCGCCTGAGCCCAACACAGCATGCCGAAGGCGAAAAGGGCGAAGAGAAATGCATCCATGGTCGTCTCCCGGTTAATCCCCGATCGGGCGCGGATCCATCTCGATCTGCACCATGCCCTCAAGCAGATCCTCGATCACAGCCGCCGCTTCATTGAGCAGCTCTGGTGTATTGGAGCTGGCGGCGGCTTTGCGCAGCCGCTCGAGCAGGTCCGCCTGGCGGTTGTCAGTTGTCGGGTTTCCCATGGGAAACAGACTAAACGCTTGAGGCTCAGCTCGCCAGCGCCTTGAAGCGGGCCGGCAGGAAGGCCGGGTGCGGCACGTCGCCAGCAAACTCGACCAGCTGGTCCGCCCGGGCGGGATCCCGGTACAGGCGCTGGGCCAGGACCAGGGACGGCACCGGCGCCGGCGAGTCCACCTCGACGATATCCGGCAGGCCGGCGCCGCGCGAGGCCAGGTCCTGGGCGACGTCTGCGCGGAGCTGGCGCAGGGCGGCGTAGCTGTCATCGTCACCGGCGTCGCCGGCGGTGGTGATCTCCAGGTCGATCAGGCCACAGACCTGGCTGCGGACGGCCGCGGCGTCGTCGGCCGAGGCCGGCTGGTAGGCCGCGGCGGCCTGGGCCAGCGCCTGCAGGGTGGCGCGGCGGAACAGGCCCAGGCAGGCGGTCTGCGCGGACAGTATGGCCAGGGGGATGGCGGAGTTGCCCAGCACGGGCTCCTCGGTGTAGCCGTAGAGGCTTCCCAGCAGGCGCAGGGCGCTCCTGGGGTCCTGGATCGCGGCCAGGAGGGCCTGGGCCAAGGCCTGGACGGCGTTGCCGATGGTGGCCGGGTCCCCGCCGGTGGCGGCCGTATTCAGCGCCGCGACGGCCGCCGCGACGCTCGCCCGGTTGGCGGCGCCGGCGGCGATCAGGGACGCCGTGGTGGCGCCGGTGGAGGCCTGCGGCGACACGTTGATGTTGGCGAAGCCCACCCGGCCGCCGCCGAAATATCGGCCGTAGGTGCCGGAGATGTTGGTCGGCAGGCTGACCAGCATGCTGAACAGGTTGGTGGCGTCGTTGGCCAGGCCGCTGATCTGCGCGCTCCAGCCGGTGACGGTGTCCACCACCTGGTGGGCCACGGCCGAGCCGAGGGACAGCGCCGCCCGCAGCTCGGTGACGAAGCCGCCCAGGGCGGCCTGGAACATGGCCAGCGCCGAGGCCTGGCTCGCCGCCCCTGTCGCGGACTGGATGTCCGGAAAGACCTGGTCGCCGCCGACGATGAAGCTGAACTGGATCTCGATGACGCGGCCGCGCTCGGTCTCGCGGAACGGCTGCTCGCCCAGCACGCTGACCTGCAGCCGGCCCAGGCTGGGGTGCACCAGCGTGCCCGGACCCGGCGTCTCGATCGCCTCCAGCATGCGGGCGCGCTGCGCGGCGACATCGTCGCCCACCAGCCGCCCGAGGATCGACAGCCGCCGGACGCTCTTGCCCATGTCCTCGGGCCAGTAGTCCTCGCGGTTAGGGTACTCGTGGATCGCCTGGCGCCGGCCCGGGCGCAGGTCGTTGCTGTTGACGAAGAACGGGACCCCGCGAAAGGTGGCTTGCTTGGTCGTCATGTCAGGGGCTGCCGGCTTCCGGCATCAGCTTGCCGTCGCCAGCGGATGGCGCATATGCACGGGCACATGTCCGCCATCCTTGCGGCGCGCCTCCACCTTGGTGCCGGGAGCGGCGCCGTGGATATGGATCTCGATCTGCGCGGCCAGGTCTGACCGCGCGTTCAGCTCGGCCTGGTTGTCGCCGAAGACCTCGTAGTCCTTGCCGACCACGCTGGCCGCAAAGGCGGCGGTGCCGGCATGGCGCAAGCGATCGCCGACGCCGCGGTACTTGCCCTGGGTCAGCTCGTAGTTGGCGAACTCCAGCTGCTCCTGCAGGGAGGAACCGCGCAACGGATGGCCGGCCCAGGCGGCAAAGTCGGCCTGGCGCGCGGCATCCCACTGGCCGACGCCGAGGTGCCCCTTGTTGAACCAGTTCTCCCGCACATCCGGGTTCAAGCCGCTTTCGCGGATGAAGTTGGCGACGATCCCGGACGCCTGCGCCGCGCTCCAGCCCTTGCCCTGGAAGAAGTCCAGCGCCGCCTGGGAGTTGGCGGTGGGGTTGAACTTGGCCGTGCCCTCCGGGTGGGTCCAGTCGAACAGCTTGGTGCCCAGGGTCGCATCTTTCTCGCCGGTGAGCTTCTGGATGGCGGAGTCGATCGCGCCCGACACCACCGTGCCGACGGCGTAACCCGCGCCCAGGGAAGCGAGGAGCGGCCCGAGCGTGCCCAGCGCCGGCACAATCCTGGCTAGCGACACCGCCAGCGAGAAGAACGGCGCCACCAGGTTGGCGGTCATCAGGCCGCCCAGGGCGATCAGGATGGTCTTGAAGCCGCCGAGTTTGTCGACGATGTTGCCGAGCGAAGTGAGGAAGCTGTTGGCCCGCGCGGCGATCTTGTCGAAATCCAGTTTGGCGAGCCAGTCGCCGAAGCGGCCGAAGAAATCGCCGATCTTGGTCCGGTTGGCGCTGATCCAGTTGGTCAGGTGGTCGAAGAACTGAGTGAGGCCGGGGCCCAGCCGCGCGCCGATCTCGTTCTGCAGGCCGCCGGTGGCCACCTTGAGCCAGCCGAACGACTCCGCCAGCTTGTCCGCGGTGCGCAGCTGCGCGTCGGTCTGGACGCCGCCCAGGGCCGCCACGCGGCGGTTGTACTCGTCGATGCCGGCCGGCCCCTTGCGCAGCAGCGGCAGAAAGTTCTCCATGCCCAGCGTGCGCGCGATGAGCCGCTGCACGGCTGGGTCGCCGATGCGGGAGATGACGCCGGAGAGCTGCCGGAACGCATCGCCTGTGTCGATCGCGCCATTGCGGGTGCGATGCAGCACGATGCCCATGCGGTTGAGCAGCACCAGCGCTTCCGGATTGCGGCCGAACTGCGCGCCCTGCAGGATGTCCTGGAAAGCCTTGAAGCTCTCGCCCAGACCTTCCGCATCCAGGCCGAGCGCGGTGGCGGTGCCGCGCAGACCCTGGAACTGGCCGGCGGCAATGCCGGCCGCCTGGGCGCTGCGCTGGATCATGCGGCCGAGCATCGCCCAGCGCTCGGCCAGGGTCACGGTGCCGGCGATGGTGCCGCCGCCGACGATGGCGGTCAGCGGTGCGGCCAGGGCAAGGACGTGCTGCGCCGCGTTCTTGGCGGCGCCGGCGAAATTGCGTGTGGCCTTGGCCAGGCGATCCAGTCCGGCGACCTTGGCCAGCTTGCTTGTGTATTCCTGCAGCTGGCGCACCGGGCGGGTGAGGCGCGACAGCTGGTCGTTGATGCGCTTGATGGTGGCGATGACCTTGTCATCAGCGCTGATCTCAATCGGGAACTTGTTGGTCATGACTCAGCTCCCGATTCCGATGCGGCCTGGCGGTTGATCCGCTGCGCCTGCGCATGCCACCAGGCCAGGCGCGTCCAGGTTTCGCCCCAGGCGTCGCGCGGCCCCCAGTGATAGAAGAACGTCAGATCCGCGATGATTTCCCGCCAGTCTCCGGGAAGATGTCGTCCAGGCTGACAAAAGGGATGAGGAATTTCATCGCCTCCTTGATGTCCAGCATGCCGATCTTGCGCACCGCCGGCTCCGGCACCCCGCTGACCGCCGATATGAGGAAGTACATCGCCGACATGGGCTTGCCCGGATCGTTGCGGCCGAGGAAGCGATCGATCTCGTCCGCTGTCGGCTCGCGCATCGTCAGCTCGCTATAGACGAGCTGCTGATCCTTGTCCTTGCCGAGCCGGACGGGCTTGCGCAGGACGATGGTCTTTTCCAGCTCGATGGGCGCCGGTACGGCGCTTTCGGTGTTCTCATCCATGCCCAATCCTCGATCACAGAGCCGTCACGGCCCTCGAAGCGGACATCGGTGACGCCTTCCTGCGTGTTGACGCCGATCTCGCCGACCTGCCACAGATTGCGGCCGATGACGGTGAGTCCTGTAGCGAGGCCGACGACGATGGTGACGTTGGACATCGCATTGACGTCGCGCAGCTTGAGATTGCCGGATGCACGCAGCTTGAAGGCAATGTGCGGCGCGTTCGGCATCTCGCTGTAGCCCTGGACTCCGGATTGCCCCTTGAGCGTCTCCCGCGTCACCAGCGCGGGGTCGTAGGTGCATTCGCCGGCGACGTCGTAGGCAATGCCGTCGATGGTGAGATTGACAATTCCGCCGCGGCGGTTGGTGGTATCGCCCATGCTGGTGACTCCGGAGTGGTGGTGCCTTTACGCGCGGAACATCGCGAGCAGGGCGAAGATGTTGAGCTGGTCGGTGAGGATGCCGTCCCAAAGGACGTCGAGGCGGTTGCGATCCTGCGCGTTGCGCTGGACGATCAGGCCCTCTGCGAAGGCGTCGGTGTCCTGTACGTAGCCGAGGAATTCCAGCTCCGCGTATGCCGCGATGAGGCGCGCTCGGACGATGGAAGGGGTGACGATGGGACTGCCGGGCGCGAAGCGCGTGCCGTCATCGGCCAGCGCCATGCGGCCGAACTCGCTGGTCACAATCCCCTTGAGGAAGCGCAGTACGAACATCAGCTGATACATGCGCTCGACCGGCAGGTAGCTGTTGTCCGCCTGGCCGAAGGCGTTGGTCTGGTAGGTGGTGATGAGGCGTTCCACCCGCACCGTGCCGTCATCGTCGACGGTGAAGGTGCTGATGCCGTTGAAGAGGAGCGCGTTGCGCTCGCTCAGCGGGAAGCGCGAGGACAGCGGCGGCGCCAGGGCGTCGGCGATGGCCAGGGTCTGCAGCGGCTGCGGCGCGAAGTTGCGCAGGCTCGGGGCCACCGCCGCCGTCTGCTGGGCGGCCCAGCGCCAGGCCGGCGTCGGCGTGTCGTAGATGCCCATGACGCAGGCATGCTGATCGTTGCGGCCGGAGCCGAACGTGGTCAGCGCGCCATAGGTGCCGCGGTACGCCGCGAAGCAGCCGCCGTAGACCTGCTCGTCCCAGCTCCAGCGGCCGGTGTTGTCGTCCAGGAAGGTCTTGAGCGCGTCCAGGCTGGTGCTGTCGGTGTAGGGCAGCACGATAAAATCGAAAGCTTTATCGCCGAGATTTGAAAGCGGCGTGGACAGGCTGGGCGCCGTGGCGCCGCTCGCCATGGCGATGATGGTGAAGGTCAGGCCGGCCGGCGTCGCTTCGCCGGCCTTGGTGCCGCCGTAGTTGACGCGCAGATCGATCTCGTTGCCGCCCGGCCCGGCGTTGAGCGCGGTGAAGTTCACCTGGAAGGCGTTGGTGCCGTCGACCGCGGCGCTGACCGGCAGATTGGGCGTGGCGTTCACCGCAGCGGCCAGGGCGGTGGCGAGCTGGTTGACGGTCTGCGTGGTCAGCACCGGCAGCGAGATCTTCGTGCCGCCGATGTAGAGAGACAGCACGCCGTTCGCGGTGGCGATGTGGGTGAAGGCAAAGCTGCCGATGGCTGCCACCGCGCCGCCATCGTCCTGCAAGGGCAGCAGGTGCACCTCGGCGAACGGATCGCCATCGAAGTAGTCCGCGGCCATCAGGTGTAGCATGGAGCCGGCGCCGGCCAGCTGCGCCGCCTGCGCGGCACCGCCGCAGATGACGGGCTTGCCCGGCGTCGCGGTGCCGGCCTTGGCGCCGCTGGTGAACATCTGCCCCAGGATCAGCGTGCGCTGCGCCTGGACGGCTGTGTTCGCTTTCGAGTTGTTGACCTCTGCATAGAACAGCGGCGTGCGGATCTGGCTGCCGGCGGGGAGCTTGGTGAAAGGCAGCATGGCTTACTCCTGGATGTCGGCGGCGGCGGCGCCAGCGGCGGGACGCGGATCGGTGGTGGTGACATCGCCATCCTGGAGACGGCGGTGCCAGAACGGGGTCGGGGGCACGGTGCGGCCTTCCGCCGGCAGGTAGTCCTTCAGCTGCGGGTCGAAGACCTTGAAGCCGGGCTTGGGGTAGACGTGCATGGTCACTCCAGGGTGGAGATATCGAGCATGAAGCCCGTGTAGTCGCCGGAGTCGTCCAGCGCGCCAGGGCCCAGGTAGTTGAGGTTTTCCAGCAGCAGCCCGGCCTCGATGCGGCCGTCCGGACCTGCGGTGCGCGGCGCGGGGACCACGGAGTCCGGATCAGGCGCGCCGAAGTAGGTGCCCCACGGATCGAAGACGTTGCGCAGGTCCATCTGCAGGCCGATGGTCTCGAGCGGGACGATCGGGTTCGGCGCCACCGGCCAGCTGCTTTCCGGAGGCGGCAGCACGCTGGCGTCGAATTCCTCGTAGACCTCGAGCACGAGGGTCATGAAGAAGCCGGCCAGGTGCTGTCGCCCTTCGGCGCTGATCTCGCTTCGGGTGCGAACCTGCTTGTAAGCCTGCACCACGTCACCGAGGGGCTTGTCGGTGAGGACGAGGTTCTCGACGGTGTAGGCGAGCGCCTCCAGGCTGTCCTGGGCGCTGATCTCGTCCGGCGCCTGCAGCCGCGCCTCGATCTCGATCTCGACGTCGGTGTTGAACTTCGGCACGCCCATGGTGGCGTTGCGGTCGGCGTTGGCCTTATCGTCCTGGCCGCAGCGCACGAGGATCCGCGCATGCCCCACGGTGAGCTCCAGGCCCTCGGTCGGCCAGTCGCCGGGCGAGTCGATGGTCCAGTCGAAGCTGTTGGCCACCTTTGCCCGTTGCAGCGCGTCGACCACCGCCAGGCGCAGCAGCCGCCGCGCCAGCATGGGGCGCATCTGGACCACCATGGCCATCCGCGTGTCTCCGTCAGGCCGGCGCGCCGAGCGCGTTCAGCAGCAGCAGCGCATGCCCGTGGCTATCCGGCTTGGGCTTGCGCACCGTGAAGCTGACGCCGGTGCGGATGCAGGTGCACTGCTCGCCCTGGCGCGGCAGGCGCGGAAAATCGGAGACGCGGATGCCGACCGCCGGGCCGGTGGTCATCACCGGCACGCCGCCGGCGAGCGACTCCTCCTGGTAGGCCTCGTCGTAGACGCCAGCGGCCTGGAACGGCTGCAGGCCGGCCAGGCTCCAGGTGAAGGGCTCGCCGAAAACCCCGAGCAGGGGCCCGATGACGAGGCTGTTCCAGTCCACGCTCATGCATCAGCCTCGCCGTTTCCCATGAGAAACGAATCAATACCCCAACGGGCGGCGCGTACCCGCGCGATGACTTCCGGCGATCGCTTGCGGCGCATCTTGGCGATCACTTCCGGAGGTCGCGGCTTCCCACGCTTTGAAGCAGCAATGGTTTCGGATATCCGGGCGCGTTCTTCGGGCGTGCGCCGAGCGTTAGCTGCCGCCATCTTTGCAGCCAGTGCCGATCGCTGTTCCGGCGTTCTCTGCGCATGTACGGCGCGGAGTCGTGAACGCGTTTCAGGAGAAACCTCTTTACCACGATGAATGTGCGAGATACGAAGCTTGAAGGATTCGGGCTGCGGGTGGCCGCTACGTCCATCACCGCCTATGGTGAGGTTATAACCACCACCAAACGTGCCAAACAAAGCTATGGCATCAATTTCAGCACGCGCCGCAGTCGGCCAGTCTGGATATGACGCGAGCTGTTCGATGCCGAAGGCATCCGCACCATGCTTGCGAATCGCAGCACCGAGTAAGGTCTTGCACCGTAGGCTGGAACGTCTAGAGTTTCGGATATGTTCACCCCACCGAACTCGGAGGGTCTTTGAGGTGATGCCTACATAGCACCTGCCATTTGCATGGCAGGTGACTAGGTAAAGCAAGACCTCACACGGGGACATAAGCTGCGCTTGATCAGGCGCCGGCGCGACCTGTGCGCAGCACCTCCGGCCTCGTAACGATGTGCAGCGGGTACGAATACACCTCCATCTTCCACCAGGCGTTGCGGTCCCGGTCGATGATGGGGATGACGTAGACCGGCTTGCCCGGGGTGTTGACCCACTCGAAGGTCTCGCCCGGCGCGTAGGCGACCTGGAAGACGCCGGGGGCGCCGACCGGGAAGAACTTGACCTTGTCGTCCGGGATCTTGATGGTGCTGTTGTCGTCCGAGCCGCGGTAGTTGACCCAGTTGATGCCGCCGAACTCGAACGAGCCGAACGCCGCGCCCTGGGTGCCGCCGCGGATGTCGCGCGCATCGCTCCAGTTCAGAAAGGTGCGGATGACGTCCGGATGGTTGACGAAGCTGTCGTAGAAGCCGTCACCGCAGAGGGCGTAGACCTGGGTGCTCGGCAGGAACGCGCCCTGCGCCGAGCGCGCCATGCTGCGGATGATCTGGTTGCACAGCGGGCGGATCGAATTCGCCGTGCCGGCCGACAGGTTGAAGCCGATCTCCGCCGCGGCCTGGACGCCGAACTCGGCGAAGTAGTCGTAGTACACCGAGCCGTCCGCATCGAGCAGCTTGCCCTGCAGCGCCGCCAGGCGGTGATATTCCCAGGTGTACTCGATGTTGCTGGTCAGGCCGGTGGGGCCGTTGAGGCGGCGCGCCACTTCGGTCTGCAGCTGCATCAGCTCGGTCTCGGTGCCGAACTGGCGGATGCTCTGCAGCTCGTCGGCCTTGATGGTGTCGTCGTGCATCAGGCGCGGGCACTCGAAGTAGCGCGCCTGGCGCTTCTCGGTGGTGCGCTGGGTGCCGTCCGTGCCGCGCTGGCTGAACGGGATCAGCACCAGCTTGCCCTGCCGCTGCTCGATGATCAGCGCCTTGGTGCGGATCGGGAACGGCTCGAAGATGCCGAGGGAGCCGATGCCGGTCGGCCGGTAGGGCGCCTTCTCGATCGCGCTGGTCAGCTGGATGGTGGTGAACGGATCCGTGTGGAACACGTCCATGCTGATGCCGGCGAAGGCGACGAGCAGCAGGCCGCCATGGCCGATATCCGCGGCCGGCAGGGCGGCAGCCTCGGCGGGAGTGAGGCCGGAGACGGCGAACAGGCAGCCTGCCACCAGCGCGAACAGCGCCGCGGCCGCCCAGGAGAAGCGGGGGAACAGCTTGCTCATGGTTGAGTCCTCTTTCTTCAAAGAAAAACCCCGCCTCGAGGCGGGGCGGGGTTTGGTGGACAGCACGGGGCCGGGGTTAGCGCGCGATGATGCCGATGGCGGCGAGGGCGGCGAGGCCCGCGGTGATCTGCGCCGGGGTGTAGCTGGGATCCCAGATCAGCTCGGAGGCGTTGACCTCGCAGGACCGCGTAACGACGGCGCAGGCCACATCGCCCAGCGTGGCGTCGCGGGTGCCGTACAGGATGCCGGCCGGGGTCTGGCTGCCGTCCACCGCGGTGGCGACGCTGGTCAGGAACTTGCCGGCACCGGCGGCGGCGGCGACGGTGACGGTGAAGCTGTCGCCGGCGACGAAGGCAGTGCCGCCCGCGGTGATGGTGAAGCCCAGGCCGCCGCCGCTGAAGGCCGTGCCGGTGACACCGTGGCCGACTTCCTGGCCGTTGGGCGCGGTGACGACGAAGTGGGTGGCGTCGTCGAACTCCACGCCATAGACGCCGAGCTGCGGGGCGTGGCCGGTGGTGGTGACTGCGCTGCTGGTGCCGTTGCCGGTGTTGCCGCCGCCGGCGACGGCCACGGCGCTGGGCTTGTCCTGCGCGTCGGTGGTGGTGATGGCGAAGGTGTCGCCGGCCACGAAGGCGGTGCCGCCCGCGGTGATGGTGAAGCCGATGCCCAGCGCGCTGAACGCGACGCCGGTGCTGCCATTGGCGGTCTGGCCGTTGGGCGCGGTGACGGTGAAGTGCGTGGCGTCGGTGAAGACGAGGTTGTAGACGCCGATCTGCGTGGGCACCGCCACCGGGGTGATGGCGCCGAAGGTGCCGTTGCCGGTGTTGGTGCCCAGCGCCGCGGCGACCGCGGTGGCGCCGACCGTCTTTTTGCCGAGCACGGTGCCGGCGAGGACCTTGGCCGCGCCGGTGAGCACGGCCTGGTCGATGTAGCGGTGGCCGTTGGCCTGGGAGACGAGAAATCCGCCGTCGTGCCAGGTCTCGTTCAGGGGAGTCTGTGCCATGGATGAATCCTCTTGCGTAGGTGGAAGCCGGAAGCCCGGCCCGACGTGGGGGTTGAGAACGACTACTTCAGGTCCGGGCGGACCTGCTTCATTGCGCGGTCCCAGCTCGCCTGGGAGGCCTGGGCACTGGTGTGGCCAAGCTCGCCGCCCGGACCCAGGTGCGGGTTGCGGTCGGCGCGCTGCTGCTGGCCGGCGCCGCTGGCTGGCGTGCCGCGAAGGACATCTAGCGCTTCGGCGCGGGAGAGCGTGGTGTTGAAGGCCAGCTTTGCGGCGAGCTGCGGATTGCGGGCGGCGGCGCGGTCGTTGAAAATGGCGGCGCAGCGCTGGCGCTCGCGGCGCCGGGCCTGGGCGATGGGGGAGTTGCCGCGCATCTCCTCCTCGTCGTCCCCATCCTCCATCTCCTCGTCCTCGGACTCGCCGGAGTCGTCGGCCTTCTTGGACTTGCCCTTCTTGTCCTTGGGCTTGTCGTTTTCCTCTTCCGCGTAGTCCTTGTCGTCGTCGCCCTTCTCGGACTTCCCCTTCTTCTTGGAGTCGCCGTTGGAGCGGTCCTGGTCCTCGTGCTCGTCGTCCTCGTTGCCGCCCTCAGCGCCGGCCTCCTCGTCGCCGCCTTCGGCCTTGCCCTTCTTGCCCTTCTTGTCCTTGGGCTTGCCGTCTTCCTCTTCCTCCTCTTCGCGCTCGTCGTCCCCGGAGGCCTTGGGCTTGCGGGTGCCGCCGCGGCCGAGGCCGGCCAGGTGCGAGAAGGAAAGGGCGCGGCCGAGGCTGGCCATGAGGGTGGGCGCGGACGAAACCGTGCGCGGCGCGGCAAGGCCGGCCTTGAGCTGTGCAGCCATGGATGTCACTCCTTGCTTGGTTTATCCCAGCTCCTGGAGCAGGGCCTGAAATGCGGCGTCCGGCGCCATAACGGCGTCGGCGAAGCCGAGGTCGACGCCGGCGGCGCCGAGGTAAGTGGCGGCCTCGGTGGCACGCACGCGCGAGGCCTTGAGGCCGCGGTTGCGCGCGACCGTGTCGACGAACAGCTCGCCCATGGTGTCGACGTCGGCCTGGAAGCGGGCGAGCGCCTCCTTGCTCAGCGGGATGACCTGCTGGCCGTCGGCCTTGCGCTTGCCGTACTGGATCAGCGTGACGTTGATGCCGCTCTCGCTCAGCGCCTGGCTGAAGTCGACGTGCATGCAGATGACGCCGACGCTGCCGGTGCCGCCGGTGCGCGGCACGATGATGCGGTCGGTGGCGCTGGCCAGGGCATAGGCGGCGGAATAGGCGTATTCGCTCAGCACCGACCAGATCGGCTTCTCGCCGCGCACCTGGTAGACCGCGTCGACTAGGTCGAAGCAGCCCGCCACCTCGCCGCCGGGCGATTCGATGTCCAGGACGATGGCGCGCACCGCCTCGTCCTCGAGCGCCATCGAGAGGCAGGCGCGGATCCCGTCGTAGCCGGTCATGCCGCTGTATGGCCGCATGGTGCCGAGCTTCTGCACCAGGGTGCCCGTGACCGGGATGATCGCCACGCCTTCCACCACCTGGTACGGCCGGCTCTCGGCCGGCTCGTCCTCCAGGCCGAAGCTCTCGATCGCGAGCGTTTCGCCGTTGGCGTTGAACAGGTGCGCGATGCCGAAACGGTCGGCCAGCGCGGCCATGACCAGCTCCGCCTTGCGCGGCGTGATCGCCAGCGGCACGTTGAACAGGCGCTGGGCGAGGTGGGGCAGGTTGCGCATCAGCGCACCAGCTCGGCGGCCGGCCGGCCGAGCAGCCAGCGGGCGATGTGCGCACCGTCGAACGGCGCGAACGGCAGCAGGTTGATGACGGCCATCGAGGCGTTGACGATCACGCCGGCGTGGCCCATCGCCTGCAGGCCGGGAGCGACGTCCATCCGGCTCAGGGCATACCAGGCCAGGCTCATCGCGAGGTTGGCGGCCGGGCCGGCGGCGTGGACCAGCGCCAGGTCGCGCCGCGGGCGACGCAGCAGGCGGCTGTTGATCGGCAGCGGCCGGCCCCAGCCCAGGACCAGACCGGTGCCGGTGAGGATCAGCAGCAGCGGCAGCACCAGGGTGCCGGCCGGGCTGACGTGGCGCAGGGGGTTGAGGCTGAGGCGGCCGAGCGCCCGCGCGGTGCCGTCGCCCAGGGCCAGCGCGGCGTAGCCGTGGGCCACCTCGTGCAGGGTCAGGGCCAGCAGCACCGGCAGTAGCCAGACCGCCAGGGTGATCAGCGTTGCGTTCACTTCGCCTCCGTCGCGGCTTGCAGCGATTTGTCGTCCGTCCCGCCGGCGCCGATCCAGGACGGGTAGGGCAGCCCGCGGTCGGCGTAGGCGCGGCGCTCGATCTGCCGCTGGTCGAGCTGCTCCTCCCAGTCCTCGCCGTAGAGCTCGGCGGTCTCGCGCTTGAGCGTGCCCATGCCGATATCCATGGCCATCGCCGAGCCCTGGATCTCCTTGGGCTTGTCGATGAAGCCGCGGCCAGGGCCGAGCCAGCCGCAGCGGGAGTACTCGGTCATCGCCTCCTGGTAGGACGGGGCGTCGTCCGGCAGCGGCACTTCGCCGCGCTCGAACTCCTCGGCCAGCCAGGTGGCATACATCGGGGTGGCAGTCTCGGCGCAGAACTCGCTGCGCCGGCGCACCACGGTCTTCCAGGCGTCGGCGAGGGCACCGCGGAGGTTGGAGTAGTTGCTCTTGCTCCAGTCCTGGCTGACCTGCTCGATGGTCTGGCCGGTGCAGGCGGCGAAGACGCGCAGCATCTCCTGCGCGAACGGCGTGAACTCGGTGTGCGGGTGCGCGCCGCTGACCTGTTCGATCTTCTCGCCGGGCGCCAGGGTGGGCACGCGCACGCCGCCCATCATGGCGGGGCGCTCCTTGTGCCAGTCCGCGCGCAGGCTCTGGTACCGGGACAGGTCCGCGTTGCTGCCGTCGTCCAGGGCGTCCGAGACCTGGGCGGGATCGTAGGGGCTGGTGACGTAGGTGCCGAGCACGCTGGCCAGGGTGGCGGCCTGCAGCTCGACGCCGTAGTAGCGCGCCAGCATCTTCATGTGGGCGATCACCGGCGCGAAGATGCCGATGCCCCGGGACTGGCCGGCGCGCTTCTTCTCGTAGCCGTGGAAGACGCGCTGCCAGCCGTCAGGGTCGTGCTTCTCGACGCGGTCCCAGATCATGCTCTCGACGGCGTTGTACCAGTCGTTCTGGTGCGCGCGGCGGATGTGGTAGGCGATGTGGGCGCCGTCCTCGTCCAGCTCCACGCCGCCGCGCAGATAGCGGGTGTCGACCATCTGGTACGGGTTGGACAGCCGGTCCGGGTCCACCACCTGGAAGCAGGTGGCGTAGCGCGCGGCGCCGGCGCCGATCAGCTCCGGCTTCCAGTACGAGACTGCCAGGTTGTCGCCGTCGACCAGCTTGTGCGACATCATGAGGTACCACTGCTGCCCCATGGTCTGCTCGCGGGTGACGTCGTTGAAGTGGTTGACGTCGTAGGCGAACGTGCGCCAGCAGGCCTCGACGTACTTGCGGAAGTCGTCCGCCCACTTGGCGTCGAATTTCTTGCTGAACCGCTGCAGCGCGCGGTAGTCCGGCGAGGCGTGCAGCCTCAGGTCGCATCCCAGGGTGTTGTCCAGGATGCGCATGATGCCGCCGACGATCCAGCCGTCGTTGCGGTACAGGTCCCGGCTGCGCGCGACCATGCGGTCGCGGAACTGGTTGATCTCGGCGTCCGGGCTGCGGATCCACGGCAGCCAGTCGCCCATCTCCTGCGACTGCCAGCGCGCCGCCTCGTAAGGGAAGACGCTGCGCGCGTAGCCGTCGCCGCCGGGATAGCCCGGTGCGCCGTCCGCGCGGGCGCGCAGGGGCCGGCCGCTGCTGTCGACCAGCACCGGCAGGTTGGCTCGGGGCGCGGCCATCAGAACTGCGGCGAGATCGCGGCGCGGCGGTTGATGCACTGGCCGTTGGCGCGGTCGATCTGCGTCTGCAGCGTGAGGATGGCCTGCACCAGGTCGCCGAGGTTGGCGCGGGTGTAGGTCACCGACTTGCTGCCGTCGCCCTGGGCGTAGCTGGCCACTTCCGCCTTGCCGCCGCTGGTGAGGTCCAGGTAGGCCTGCTGCAGGGCGGCCAGGCGCGACTGCAGCGTGGCGATGTCGATGCCGTCGAGGATGCTGGTGCGGCGCGTGAACATCTGCAGCTCCTAGGCGAGACGGCTGGCCAGCGAGCGCCGCTCGGGCGCTCCCGCCGGCGCCGCCCCGGGTTTCCCATGGGAAACGGGCGGCGTCGGCGGTGCAGTGGCGGTCGCTGGGTTGTCGGGTGAGGCCGGCGCCTGGGCGTCGACCATGGTGTTGTTGTCCCAGGGCGCGGCCCAGGGAAAGGGCTGTTCCCAGTTGATGCGCGAAAGGCCGTGCAGGTGCGCGGCGACGTGCGTCAGGACCATCAGGTCCAGCGCTTCGTTGCGCGCGTTCGCGGACTTCTTTTCCCAGCGTCCGTCGGCGCGGCGGTGCTCCGCGGCGAGCTGCTCGAAAAACGGGTGCGGTGCTTCCTTGGCGCGCAGGCCGCGCGGGAAGTGCACGTAGCCCGGGCCGGGCTCCGCCACCTTGAGCTGGGCGACGAGCCCGTCCTTGAACAAGTTCGGGTTGAACGAGGCCAGCGGCACCTGGCCGCGGGCGATCTTGCCGGCCTTGCGCTGCGTGTCCGGGTAGACGACGACCAGGCGCTGGGCGTTGACGGCCTTGGCGCCCTTGGACGGCAACAGCGACCACGCCTCGCGGCCGTTGATGAGGCCATAGGAGCGCAGCTTGCGCCGGCGGTGCCAGCGGATGAAGGAGCCGTAGGCCTGGTCGGTGACGCCGGGCACGCCCTGCGAGTCGAAGATCGCGCCGCGCGGCCGCATATGCCGGCCGCTGCCATCGGCCAGTGGCCAGCTCTTGCTCAGCACCTGGTCGAGCAGCTGGTCCCAGTCCTCGGGTGAGGTGTCGACCGAGGCCGGCAGCTTGCCGTGCTCGATGATCCAGCTCTCGCCCTTAACGCCCCAGCCGCGCACGAGCCACTCGAAGTGCGCCGCCTGGATGTCTGCCGCGACGGTGATGAAGCGCACGCCGTCCGGCACGACACCACGCGTGAGCGACGACTCGGCGCGCTCGGCCAGGACGTTGGCGTCGACCGTGCCCTCGGCCTTGAGCGTGAGGCGCGGGTAGCCCCACTGCTTGGCCATGACCTGGTGGAAGGTCTTGATGGCGTCATCGCCGCCGTTTTCGGCGTCGCGCTCGGCCTTGGCGCGGGCGCGCGCCAGGGCGCCGATGCCGCCGTCGACGAATAGGCTCATCGTGCCGACGATCCAGAAGCCGGCAATGCGGTGTGGCTGCAGCTCGCCGGTGACGACGCCGTCCTCGCTGATCTCCTGGCCGAGGCCGACGTAGCGGCCGTAGCGCAGCATCTCGCGTCGGTAGCTGTCCTCGATGTGGCAGCCGGCGGTCGGGCAGATCAGGCGCGCTTCGGCCTGCACCTCGTCGAGCGGGGCGTTGGCCGGATACCAGAGGCCCATGTGCCGCGGCGCGATCGGGATCGGGCTCGACCAGGCGCCGCAAAGCGGGCAGGGCCAGTACCACATGCGCCGGTCGCTGTCGCGGTACCAGGCGAGGATGCCCTCGGTCCACTTCTCCGGGTCCAGGCCGTAGGCCAGGTCCGGGTGGCTCATGCCCAGGATCTTGCCGTGGCGCCCGAAGTTGGTGATGCGGACGTCGAACTGCGCCTTCACGTCTCCGAGCGAGCGCAGGTAGGCGTCGATCTCGTCGGCGACGATGCGCGGCGCCGTCTTGCTGATCAGGTTCGCCTGGGTCGCCGACAGGAACTCGGCGCGCATGCCGGCGAAGCGCTTGAACTTCATGCTCCGGTCTTCGGGCCGCGAGCCGAGGCGGCCGGAGAGCTGCGGGTGCAGCTCGATCATCGGGTTGATCTGCGCCTTGACGTAGGCGTCGCGCAGATCGTCCGTCGGCATGTACCACAGCATGTCGCCCGGATCCGTGGCCACCGACTTCAGCAGCCAGTTCTCGGCGATGCTGGTCTTGCCGCTGCGGCCAGGGCCCACCACGGCCACCGCCTGGTGCTCCAGGGACGTGAGGCAGTCCATCGGCTCGACCAGGAACGGCGCGAGCTCGTGGTTCCACGGGCCGGAGTAGGCACCGGCGGGATTCGACAGCAGGCGCTTGCGGGCCGCGTACTGCGACACCGTCTCGCGCGCGCGCGGCCGGAGGATGTCCAGCACGTCGCGGAACACCGCGCGGGCGGAGGCGTAGGGTGCGTCGAGCATGGGCTCAGCCCAGGAGCGGCTGCAGCTCGGCGACCAGCTTGCCGCGCAGCTCGTTGCAGATCTCGCGGACCCGTTCGGACTCTTTCTCCTCGATGCCGAGGATCTTCACGATCTGTTCCGGCAGGATGTCCAGGCCGCGGCTGAATACCGCCATGGTCTGGGCCGCCACCTGGCGGACGTCATCCCGCTCGAGCAGCTCGCCGCGGTCGCGGCGCAGCTTGTCCTCGAGCAGCTGCGCGCTGGCCTGGTCGCGGCGCTGCTTCGCCGTTGCCTCGCCCTGGTGTACCGCCGGCGCGGCAGCGGTCGGAGCGGTCGGAGCTGTCGGCGCCGCCGCGGCGAGCTCGGCCTCCTCGTCGGCCTTGGTCTTCGGCCGCCGGCCCGGCTTGGCCTTGCCGCCTCCGGCCGCCAGGTATTGCGTTACGAGCGGCAGGCTGAAGGTCCAGCCCTCGGGGCTGTTGCCGCGCGTGCGCACTGGAAAATTCGAATCGCGCTCCAAAACGCGATCCAGGCGCGGCCGTCCCCAGCCCAACACGGCGCAAAGCTCCGCCTTGTTGAGGATGGAAGTGTCAGCCATATCAGCCACTTACGGCGTCACGGCGTCATGTAACGCGTAACACCAAATATTTCCTCGAAAACTGTGCCTGTTCGCGCGCGCGCAGTGCCCGCGTCTTGGAGGGGTCCGGGAAGGACCCGTCGGCCCTGGGCTCTCCCTGAGGCGTATCGAGCTCAGCGGCGGGCGGTGGCGATGGCGTTGGCGATCGCGCGCTCGAGCTCGGGTTTGAACTCGCGGCGGATGATGCGCTCGGCGTTGGTGAACCATCCCAGGCGCTGGCGCACGGGAATGGCGTCGCCGAAGCGGACGATGAGGACCAGCTGGCCGGTCGCCGGGGCGATGCTGCCTTTCTTGGCGTAGCGGCCGGCGCGACGCTGGCCGCGCACGACCTTCGGGCGCTGCCAGATGCCGTTGACCCAGCCGGCCTTGGTCTTGACCGGGCCGATGAAGATGTCGCCGCGCGCCTTGAGGCGCTTGAGCGCGCCGGCGGGGATGTTGCCGTACGCGTTGAGCTGGATGTGCTTGGGGTTGAACCAGGTCACGCCGCGGCCGATCAGCTTGTGCATGCCGCCGAACTCGAACGGCTCGAGGTAGGCGGCGGTGATGTCCTTGACGTAGATGACCAGACGCGGGTCCGCCTTGGTCGCGGCCTTCATGGCGATGGCGTTGAGCGTGAAGGGCGTCGGATCCTTCAGCTTGCGCTTGAGCAGCTCGCGCTGGCCCGGCACCAGGTGCTTGCGGCCGAGGGCGTTGAGGCCCTGGGCGATGGCGAACGGCAGCTGGCGCCGGGCGAAGTCGTCGAGCGAGCGCTGCAGGCCGCGGACATCGGCGCGGACGGAGATCCTGAACACGCCGCGCGCCTCCGGTATAAAAGCGCCGGCGAGCGGCG